ATCTGGATCAATTGCTTGGGCTAGACAGCGTACATAAACGTGGGGTCGTTGTTCTGCAGGAATCTGATCCATAATATATGGAAGACTTTCAATTCCTGGTTGGAACATATCTTCAAAATAAACTACGTCTTTTCCTCCACACTCACCGTTGCGCATCATCTGCACTAGGTTCATGATCTGGCTCATGCCAAAGTAACTGCGTCCATGTGCATCAAGCACCTGTCCTACACTGATGCTTTGTGTATCATCAATGGTGCTACCCGGAACATAAACAACATCAAGACCTCTACGATCAAAAACACGTTTGTTCCATTCAGTTAATTGAAGAGTGTAACGTGCCTCATAGCTTTCGAGGCCCATGTAGAAGAGTTTACGCATAGCTTATCTCCTGCCGCTGTTGTAACGGCCTTGGTTGTTATTTCTATTATTGTCGTTGGTACGTGGACGGAAACCACTCATACGCTTGGCATCTTCCTCCCACATGTTTTTGCAGTTCTTGCCAGCGGAGTATTTGCGGAATTGCTGGTAAGGATACTTTTTGTTATTGTAAAGGTCTTCGGGATTGTAACGATATCCATAGTTTTGACAAAACAATAGATATGCATCAAGATCATCCCACACTTGTTCTGTGCGTGGGTTTTTGTATTGATTAGCCATAATGCTTTCCTTAATGACTAGTTGAAGGGTAGCTGATAACACATCCGTTTTCGCCGTCTTCGCTTACATTAATAACAACGTTGCGACCCGGATACTTTCCAGCTATGTGTGTATATAGCTCGTCTGCAATCATCTCACAACTTTTATAATCAAGTTGTAGTATATCTCCGCTGTAAAGACGCTTGAGCCAACGCTGGAATTGAATAAACTCAATGTCTCTGTCATTGTGGAATACATCAATTGCCACTTTGAAATGAAACATATGACGATGTGGATATCCCAAAAACGAAACATCATCCCAGTCGCCTGTTGCCAGTTTTGGATCGTCCAGTGCTGCAGGATACTTGTGAATGCCTTCTTGCTGAAATGTTACCCAAATTGATCTGCGAGCAATATCTTTGCTGTGTTCAATATTTTCACGCTGTTCTTGATTCATTATACTACCTCATCCTTGCTGTAGTCACTCCACGGTGTAAACACAGTTCTGTCCATGAGTTTGTGTAGGCTGTGTGTCCACACACCAGGGTTGGTTGCGTCAAAGTCTTTGTCGTCAATTTTGACCATTGTGTTATAGTTGTACAAGTTGACATAAGGAATACTGATACGCAACTGTGCTATAAAGTTGTTGTATTCATCGTAACCATCTTCGTGAATTTCATCCAGTTGACTGTATGGCACATCCAGTGTACACAGTATGCCCTGTTTGAGAAAATACTTGATCATGTGTTCCCATTCGCCATATTCCTCAATGCTGTCTTTGTCTGGATCGTAGCTGTGATTGGCACCAAAAAAGATGTGTTCACAGTCTTTGTATGCTTGTTCGATATCTTCAACTGGCTGCACACCAACCACAAACAGTGTGCGCTTGCCAAATGCTGGTGTATGTTCTACTTCAGTGCCGTAAAAGAATTTAACAGCTTCATGTCCATCACGATTCATTTAAAATTCCTAGTTCTTGTTGAAGTTTTAACATTTCTTCTTTGGCTACAAGTTTACGCTTTTTGGCTTTAACTATTGCTTCACTGCTAACACTGTCATTTTTCATGTATTCAACCAGATCGTGAAGTCTCTTGTGTTCCTTTACCAAGTATTCATAACGTTTTTGCGGATTAGCCATTGAGTACTCCTTAGTGTTCTATAACTATACACTGGTTATGCCATATTGTCAAGCATTTCCAGTGCTTTTTCATCAAATTCTGGTTCATCTGCAACATCTTCTTCTACATCAAACAAACTGTTAAACTGTGTTGCAGCATTTACAATCTTCTTACCAGTAAAGCCTCTTGTGCCTTTAACACTGTCCCAGAACTTGCTGTATTCGTTAATAATGTTCATTGACTTGGCATAGTCTCTTTGTTCAAACACACGCTCAACAACTTCGCGGAACAGGATTCTGTCAAATGTTTCCTGTACCAGCATGCCTGGAATTACGCCTGCATCATATTCTCTGTTGGCACGTTGCACACTTTCGATGTGCATCCAAACATTGTGACCCATAAGCAATGCATATGAAAAACTATCCCATGATGTTTTGCCTTCTTTGCCGATTTTGTTCAGCATGCCCGGAGCATAGTGACACACATCGCCAATGGTAAGACGCTCTGTTATTGGGCTGTCTTCAAACAGTTTGTGTACGCCATCGGCAAGCACTGCATCACGGAATGGTGTACTATCACCAGAATACTTTTTGTTGTCAACAGTGGGTTCCATTTGGTAACTCCATTTGCCGCGATCTTCAATGCGTATGCTGTTGTATACCTGTCCGTTTGCTGTAGCAAGGAATGGACTTGCACAGTCGAAGCTGATGGTAAAGTTTTCATTAGCATGACGGCGCACACTGCGCTGTATGTCAGTGAGCAAACATGCCCATTCCAGTTTGCTTGTGCCTAGGAAGTGCATCCAATCATGCTGACCTTTTTCCAACAAGCCTTCGTGAATAAGTGTAACCAGTCTTTTCAGCACAAGATGCACATCACACATGTTTTGTCCGCCCATGCCCCAGCCATCAAACGGACGATCTGCTTTGTCGCTACAAAAGCCTTTCATTTTGTCATACCAATGATCTGCTTCTGCATGATTACTACCTTGTAGTACATTTAAGATTTTGAGATCGCCGCCACGATTGGCCATCCAAAACTCGTTATTGAAGTGAGTTGCGTTCACAGCATCATCATAACTGTGAATGCCGCAGAGCTCACTTGCTTTCTTATCCAGGTAAGTCCATGTAGGAATATCCATGGTCATGCCATGTGTAGCAATACCCATCTGCCAAGCAATAACTTGCTCGCGTTTTTTCTCTGCATTTTTGTCTTTGGGATCTGCCCATTGCCCAGGCCATACACCTTTGGCAATCTGAAATCCGCCCGAGTCGGCAAGCATGATAGTGTCTGCTTCTCTGTTGCGAACCATGTCCTCTTTGGGTACATGTTTGCTGAGATCCATATCAGCATGACCTGCACTGTACAAACTGTACTTGTAGGGAAACAAACTTTCCTTGCTGTTAAGCCAGTTCATTGATTCCATATTACCCAATCCTTTGGGCAGTCTGTCACCTATTGTGCTTACTTGATCAGGATAGCGTTCCTTGCCAATATAGCCAGCATAAAAACTGCTAATAGCCGGAAGAAATATAGCATAGTCTTTTTGCTTTGCAGTTAGGTTATCTTGTTTGAAGTCCATTTTTTACCCTACGAATCCATCTGTAACAACCTGGAACTGCTGGATATTGATTCCAGACGTTAAAGTCATCTTGTAATGTTTGTTCATTGATATATTCTGCATTTTCGTCTTGTATACTCCACTCCGGAAATACATTAAACTTTAATTCTGGCATAGCATTAACTAACTTGTCAAGACCCAATGGTCCAAATGTAATACACATTCCCCAGGCACTTCCTAGTATGATCCAATCTTGTACAGTTGGCCAATTCTTTTGTACATGATTGCGGAATGCATCAACACTACTTAGATGAACAGTAGACTCAGTGAAAATTTTATCATGCAACTGTTGATTTGTTTTTTCGTGTCCGGCACAGTTTATTAAATCAGATAGCACTGTTTGATCTTTGTTTGTCCAAAGATACTGATTTAATGTATTGTACACACTTTTATCTTGATAGTCAAGTTGTAAATTGGTACAACAATTTACCACGGCACCAATATTAAGGAGTTCTAGTTGGTTAACTGCATGTTCGTAGAATGGCTGATTTGCAGGAACATCCCAGCAATCAATACACAATAGACCCCAAACATCGGGTGCTTCGTGGTAGTCTGTTATGTATCGATTGTCAATCACTACTTGCTCTTCTTATTCATTATCTAAAAAATACCAGTCATCAAAGCGACTTAAAAATTCAAACTCTCTTACATAACCATGTGATTTTAACATATCTTTCATTTCATTGCGATGGCTTTTAAAATTATGTCCTATTGTAATAATTTTAGGAGTGTAACCATTGTTAATCATTGATTCAATTGATTTGATATCGTTTTTGTTTCCGGTTGTATCAAAAGACAAATAATCAAATTGTTTATTAATGTTGTACTTAGACAATAGGTCAACCATGGTTAATGTTTTTACTGTAAACTTGTCTTTAGAATTAATTTTTCCCCTGGAAAATGAGTCTTCTGAATCTAACTCAACGAATCCACTAGGATCATAACCATTGGGCACCACAAAAGTTAATTCTTCGTTGGAACTGGTGTGAATAGCAATTACCTCCAGTGGAGACTTGCGTTCAAGATTGATTGCTTTATGGAACTTAGGGTTTGGTTCGACTAATACACCTTTCCAATTTTTTCTCGATTCAAGGAACCAAGTATTGTTAAGTCCGCTTGGCCATCCTGTTCCAATTTCTACAAATGTTCCATTTGTTTTATTTTGAAGTTTCCATAAAACATACAAGTCCTGAAACATTTGTCCATTGTCGATAGACCAATTCGAGAACAAGAATCCAATGAACGATGCAACCTCTGGACCATTTAATGGAGTATCTATAGTTAGTCTCTCAAGCCCGCCAGCCAGGTGTTCAGTGTATTCAAGATTAAGATCGGAATTAAAAATAACATTTTGAGCCTCAGAATCTCGGCATGACACAATGTAATCAAACATTGAAATTGCACCTTGTCGGGTATTAATATGAGGAAAATATAATTGCATTATTTGCTCTGAGCAGGCAAAATATAGTTGTATACAGCAATACCTGAATCAACAGTGATCTTTGTTGCACCTTCATCCGAAATACGCACAGTTTTATCACCAGTTAAATTCATAATTGCAATAAACTGTTGCACTGGCCAACTCCATGTGCGTGTCAGTTTGCCTGCTACATCATGCTGAAACACAAAGTCACCTGCATGTGTGCTATGATCGCCAAACAAAAACTTTAAGTTACCATCTTCAGTTTTGGTCTGGAATGTTGTTTCTTCTGCGTTTGCCTGTGCTTGCATCTTGAGACGCATAATGCTAGCAGTTGTAGGTTCAAACTCCACAGTCCAGTTAACGTCTTTCATCTTGACAGTTTTTAGCTTCTCAGAAACAATTTCACTTACCATAAAGCGATAGTCGTTTTTAAAGTCTCCGGCAGCATTTTTAAAATGCAACCCAACTGCTGCCTGCTCACCATTACGCTCTTGGCGTGTTACAGAAATATCAGCACCTTCTTTGTATTCTCCAATGTTAAGAAGAATTTTTAGTTTAGCCAAGTTAGGCATACCAAATGTGCCCATAAACTCTGCTACTGGTGTATGAAACTTTGCGTTTAACACAACACTTTTGTCTTCTGCTAGACCATCAATGTTTGTTTCTTTGTCTGTGCCTGTAATTTTAATAAGGTCAATACAGCCCAAATCATAACTGTGTTCAACCAAATCTAATAGATAGTCTCTCATTTAGTTTTCTCCTAAGTGTTTAAAAATGTTTAATTGCAGCCAGGTTTTGTCCACCTTTTAAACTGCTAAGTGTTCCCGGGCGTTGTATTTCTAACCAACTCACGTTGTTATCCATATCAAAACTGGCAAGTATCTTGAATCCTATGCTGGTACATGCATCTTTAATTAAGTGTCCTGGAGTATAAGTGTAGTACGAATTCTCAAAGTTGTCAACTCCAATTGGATAATCACAGTTGTTAAAGGTAAAAATAGCCACACCGCCTGGTCTTAACGCATACATTAAACCAGATAGATATTTCTCAATCAGTTTTATTGGTCTAAAGTTAAAATACTCAACTGCAACAGCAACTCCAATTTGCCCAGCAGGTAATACACCAAGAGGGTTATTGGCAGTTTCGTCAACTGCATAGTATCTTAAACGTCGTTGATAATCAGGAGTCCACATTTTTTTAACTTCAACAAACATATCGTCGTGTTCATCAACAAGGTAAAGCGGGTCAAGGTCAACTAGCTTTGCAGTAACATCACCTAGTCCAGGATTAAGTTGCAAACCCGGATATTTCCAGTCTGTATAGCTAGCTACTCGACCAAGAAAAAAGTCTCGTGTCTCCGGTTCATATAGCAAGTTTTTAAATCTATTACGATCTAGTTTGTATGCATACTCGTCATTGAGGCCTTCTTCATAGATCTTTTCACTTTTTTCAAAGTAAGGTTTTTCAATGGTATCAAAGAAATAATTAATTTGGAATTTAAATTCGTCAATGTCTTTTTGCATTCCAACAAGATTGTCTAATATGGTTTTCTCTCGCATTTGAATGCAGTATTTGAGATTGTTAAAGTCAATATTTTGAACATTCAGATCTTCACTAACTCTACTCAACAATTCTTCAATGTCGGAGTGAGCATGTTTTACACTCATTCCGTTTACCATTTCTTTGTATGTCAGTAACTTGCTTAACTTCATTATTCAAACTCAAACAAACTGCTAAAGGTATTGCTGGTATCTGTTTCTTGTGCTAGATCCCATTCTAGCACACTTAACAAGTTGTCAATCTTTTGATCCACCACAGTTGCTTCCATTGCTGCATCATCAAAAGGCAAGTCTTTGAACCATTGCGGAATGTGTAACTCGTCTGTAGGATAGCCAATTGAAGTCCAGTTAAGTGGGTTTGCTTTGAGCTTGCACACAATGGTTTTCATGCCATCAACGATGCTTTGTGAATAGTTATCACTGTTCATCTTCTTCATCGAATTCCAGTTCATAGCTGCTCTAACATGTCCGGGCATGTTGGCTCGACCCAGCTTCTTCTCTTCAGCACTGTACTTGGTCAAGTTGTTAACACGTTTAGGTGAACCTTTTTCCCACGCTGGACGTTCTTTGAAGTCATACTTAAAGCTCTTGATCATTTCAATGATCTCTTCGCGCCCGGCGCCGGCAAGCACACGAGTTAGCAGTGTCATCAAGAACTTTTGAATTACAACCGGTGTATCTGAACGCTTCAAGTCCAAGCCCATTGCTTTGATCTTGCCTTGTTTGCCTTCAACATCAAGTCGCTTGCCTTCAAGATCAAAAATATTAACTGCATAACGCTTTTTGGTAATAAACAATCCTCTGTCAGCAATAAGTTCTCGGCCGCCTTTGATAATTACGCCGTTTGATCTTGGAACATGAAATGCCTGTTCCATAAATGCAGGCCAACTGTCATTTAACTGATCACTGATAGCATCATACAGTTGTATGCAAATTTCTTTGCTCCACTCCATATTGCCTGCTTCGACGTCTTTCTTGATAATAGGCCATGCACTAAAGTAAACTGAATCTGTGTCACCATAGATAACAGCATCACCAACGTGATCATATGTTCCTGTGATACATTCGTTTACAAAACTGTCCATGTGATGTGCAATAGCTCTACCAGTTAGTGTTGTGCTTTGCCCAATGCGCTTGTCAAAGAATCTACAACCAGGATTTAGAATAGCACCATACAGGCTATTTAGATTGATCTTCTTGACCAGCTGACGTTTATCCAAAAACTCACGCTCATCAGGATCGGTTGCAGCTCGCAGTTTTGCCTGAATCTCTTGTCGTTCTCTATACCAACGTGCAAGCAAGCCGGGCACAACGCCTTCTTTTTCATAGGTAAAGATGGTGCCGTTTGCGCTCAGTATCCAAGGTTGGTTGCTGTCAAATATGATCTTCCAAATCTCTGCTGCGCTGTGTACAGTTTCGTCGCCGTTCTCCCAGTCAATTGTGATCTCAGTACCAACTTCTTGCTTCATAACGGCAGTGTATTCCAGTGTACCAAACAGGCCTTCCCAGGCCATTGCAAACGAACTTTTGTTTGCAACTTTGTTCTTGATGTAACGATCAGTCATGATTGGACGCAGTTGTCCAATGATTGTTTCGTTACCCATGTTGAGCGCACGAATGGCACTGGGATACAGGCTGTTAATGTCAATAGCACCAACATACTCATGTATGCCTTTTTTGGGATATGCAACATATGCACCTGCTGCTGCTGTGTCCTCATCTGTCAAGCGTTCACGTCGGTTAGGGACAACCAAACCTTGTTCATGTGCTTCGTTGATAATTGCTTGTTCAGTAACTGCAACAGCACCCATTGTGGTTTGCAGTAGCACAGTGTTTGCATGTGCCAGTTCATTTGCCAGAGACAGAAAACGCAGTTTCTTGTCCAGCTTGTCTAGTAATGCAGTATCTTGTCTGTTGTATTCGATAAACAGTTTAAAGTTGTGGTTGTATAGTTGATCCAGTGTGCCTTCATAAGCAGTCTTACGCTCATCAAGTTCATATTCGCCAATAGCATCCAAACTGTAACTGTGCCGTTCTTCATATGTGTATTTGCGATATAGTTGCATGTAATCCATATGCACACGACCAATAAGATCGAATGTGATGTTTTCAGCACCAAAGCGTTCAAATGTGCGCTTCTTGGGCAGTTGACTCCACAGACAAAAACGTCTTGTGTCATCTTTGCTTAATACTCGAGCCACTCTGTTAACAGTGTAAGGAATATCATAACCCTCACTGTTCCATCCACTTAGCACATCTGCATCCTCAATGAGATCCAAAAACACACCAAGCATTTCTTCTTCGCGTTCAAACAACATGGTGTTTTCAAACTGATCGCAGATTTCTTGTGCTGTTTCCCAGCTCATGTTCTTGGGAGGAATAACCAGTGTAACCAGTTGTTCCATCCACTGCAAGTAAACAGATATAGCAGTAATTGCATTGAATGGATCGTTGGTTGGCGAATAGCCACGTACTGGATCAAAGTCAACTTCAATATCAAAGAACGCTGTTTGCAATTTGGGTGCAACGTCATCTTTGTAGTTTTCTTCAAAACAGCGAAACACTGGATTGATATCACTTTCAAAGATCTGTTTGCCCGATTGCAGTCGCAGTTCTTTGCGGAACTCTTTGTTGTTCCGACTGCTAAATCTACTCACAGGCGAACCATAAATGCTCTTGTGCTTGCCGCGAGGATCCGCATAGTAAAACACATAGTTAGCAGGGTATTCACGATACTCGCGCCTGCCGTCTACACGTTCTACTACATGGATACGATCTTTGTCTCTGTCAAATAGAGCGTCAACATAACTCATTTATGATTATAGTGTCCGTCCAGCGGTTGTGAGGATTTCTTCAAGTAGTTCTTGATCTTCTTTTTCAGTTGTGTAACTGGCTTTGTGTGCAATGCGAATTGCTTTTTTAAGCACACTTGGCTTGATTTGCATTTCTTCTGCAATGGCTTTTACTGTGTCAGACAAGCCGGCGTTGAGTGCTTCAACTTCACTCATTACTTGCATGCCTTCATTGATAATCTGTGTTAGTTTTGCTTTGCTTTCGCTGTCAAATTGTACGGTCATGTGTATACTCCTTTTGTACAGTGCTTATTATATAAGGTTTGTGCATCAGTGTCAACAACATTAATGCCATATTGACACTTATGGTGTACTAACTGCAATAGTCTTCCAGGTTTCCGTTACGGCGCAAGTCCAATGTTGCACAATGAAGGCCGCCAGCAAGAGTCATGCCATGACGGAATTGGATTGGCACACAGTCAATTTTGTATTTTTCAAGTTCTTTCATCAACGGAACTTGTGCGCTATCGCAGATAATAGTGCTAGGATTAACACTTAAAATATTCATTCCAATGTATGGACTACACGGCGAAATATAATCATCAACTTTTGAACCTTGCACTACACAGTCTTCGAAGTAAATTTTATCCCACTTCTCAAAAATGGCCGGACAGTTGTCTGGATTAACTCTGGTGCTGTTTAGCAATACCAATCCAGGACGTAGTGGGATGATGGTGCTATCAAAGTGTGCATAACTGTATACTTCACTGTAATGCAGGCGATAGCCCATTGGCTCCAGCAAACGTTTTAGCCAGCGGAATCCTTTGATGTTGCCCGAGTTTGAAATTTGGTACAGTAGATCTTTTCCTACTTTAACAATGTTTGGAGCATCAAACAAAATTTCTAGATCTTTGAGCGTAGGCTTACCATCGATGTTATCAAACTGATAGTTGTCGTCTAGCAATCTGGGCTTCGGTGCAGCAAACCATAGTGCGCCATCATCAAATGCTTCATAGAAAATATCTTCATACAGTCTTGTTTCAAAGTATCTTGCTCTGGTTGGACTTGGTGTTTCGATTAACATATCACCGAGCGGCAATACAACATCTCTTGGGCACCAGCTATACCAACCTTGGCTTTTCCAATCTGGAGTTGAAAATTCCTTGTTGTGATCAATCTTTTTTGGACGGTGTACAATTACACCCATTTTTTTAAGCGTATCTGCTAATCCATCAGCGTCTTCATTAGCTTCTTCGATAACCCAACTAGGATAAGGACCTTCCATGTGTTCAATTTCTTTAATTGAATATGGCGCATAACTGAAACTGCGTGTGCTAATGTCCATGCTTACACGACTGTGATGTGCGTGTCCAACAATTACTTCTTCCAATGGATCCCAATGGTTGTGTGTATTAACTTTCATAATGGCTCTTTCTGTTTGTTGCCGGGTATTTAACTTTTACTTAAATCGTCAAGTAATATTTCAACTGTTTTTTCACGTTGACTTCGGCAGATACGATGTAAGCCGCCTGATAGTATATGGTGTTGATTATATTCGCAACATTCTTTACTGTTGCGATAAAGTTGGTCGGCGCTGTGATTGTCATTGAGTTCGTCAATTAAATTAATAATTTTTTCAAATCTTGTGAGATTACCGGGATCGTTATCCCAACTTAGATCAAACCCATAATCAAATTGCATTCCAAATTCTTCTAGTGTATTGTAAGTATCAAATTGATTGCAGTTAATAAATGGAGTTGCACTTAACAAACATTTAATGGTTTTTTCGCATATTTCCGGCCCGGGATGAGTAAATTTAGTACCATCTTCATTTTGCATTAAACTATAATGAAATCCACCGTTGTTAAAATGCAACGCAGTATTAATATATGCAGGTTGCCAAGGATTACTGTTGAATCTTTGCCGATTGACAGTAAAATCAGTATAGATGTCTTTGATAGTAGTGCCTTGATATTTTTGTCTAAAAGTATCGGTGAGATGATCAAGGCTTGGTATACCAGTGTGTTCCCAATTATGTACGTTGTTCTCGTCAAGCCAATTGCCAAGAACAATGTAACTATCTTCTTTAGCTGTTTCAAGTAATTTAGTTGTTATCCACAGTTTATTTTGTGTTATTCTATTACAAATTGCACTGTACTTGTGTACAATATCTTTTGTTTTAACATTTGGAAACCATCGTAATACTTTTGCACAATCCATATCCCATTCATAATACGGATAAAATGTAACTCCGGGTATATCTAAATCATAGTTTTTGCGAGGCATAAGAACATAATAAAGGCCACCGGTACGCTCAATTTGCTGTTTAAGCCATTCGATGTTCAATGGTTCATTGTGCAAAGTTACAATATAATAGTCATGCCCTAATGGGAGATCGTATGCGTTGCCAATAATTGGACCAACACCAAGCCATAAAGAAAGATATATGTTTTTATTTGTTGGTAGTCTTGCTAACCAAGGGTATATATCACAAAATGATCCAAGCTGTTTTGGAGTCCCAGCCCATGGTTCTGGATGAAAGTTTTCGACACCCGAAAACCCGTTTTTAAGCATATCTACTAGGTCTTTGGGTAGGTCATAATAATCAGGTGTAACTGGATGTTGCATGTGAATACTTATTGCTATGGAGAGTGGCACTTGGAAAATCAGGGTAGCGATTCATGATTCTCAGGCAGTTCCCGCCCAAGCCTGAGGATTACGGTCCTAAGGCTTATTCAAAACTGAGTAATCCTTTTTTAGGTACATAAAAACTTTTGTATTCTAAAATTTTATCTAGATCTTCTTGGGTACGCATAATCATTAGTTCATTTGCAAAGTGTATTTCAACTCCAAGATCCAGCGCACGTTCTAACAGTGTGTCAGGTATACTATACATGCTCAATACAACAATAGCATCTATGTTTTGTTCTAGCAAGTGACTAAAGATCGGCAAATGGTATAGGTATTCATTTTCAAATTGCCAACCGTTGTGACGAATATTGTGCATGTCAAGATAGTGTTCAATTGTGCAACGCTGACTGTGCTTGCCAATGTGTTTGTCAAACTCACTGTTGTTACTCATATAACAAATGTATTCTTTGTTTGTGTCGACGTTGACATCGCTGGTGTGATCTCCAGGCAATCTAAAGAATCCTCCTGGTAATCGTCGGTGACATTCTTCGCCTTTGATTAACACATGCCAGTCGATGGCAAAACGTGTAATATCTGTAACATTATTGATGTTACCGTGTATGTGTTCTTGTGCAAACAGGTGTGCTTGCCCTGGACTTAATGTTACAGGTCTTGATAATTTTTCACACTCTTGTTCAAATTTTTCTACACTCCAGCGTTCTCTAACCACTTGTTGTGTAAGACGTTGGCTGGGTTCAAGATCCATAATCCACATACTGTTACTTTGGTATGTTTCAGTTAATGGCATCCAAATAGTTGCTTGACCACGGCCGTTGTCATAAAAAATACCTTGATGAAATGGTAAGCGTCTGCCACTGGCTTCTTGATTTGGAATAACACAATTCAGTGTTGGTTGACGTTTGATCAAGTAAGATTGATTGCCAATCAATGGCTTAACATATTCTTCAGCAAAGGCGTCTAGCATAGTGCTTAATTCTTTGCTGAGAAAAGCAGTTTGCACTAGTCCTGTAATTTTTGATATGTCGTTCGGACTTACATCATTGTGTATATATTCAAGGCTTTTTACTTGAGGAT